TGTCAACCGAGATGTTGATCTCTTCGCCAGCAGGCAGACAGTAGCCAGTCTCCTCACTGACGCCCTGCGGTCCAACATAGATGTTGATCGTATTGGCCGTGGCTGCCCGGACATTGACGCCCTTGTACGCCTTACGGGAGTACGGTTCAGTGACGATAGGTTTGCTCGCCGCATCGGCACCGCCGTGCCCCACGACGAATTCGCTTACTGATTCCTGAAAAACGTCCATTAGGTCTGGTCCCCTTGATTATTAGCGCCTTGGCCTCGAACACGCCGACGTTTACTGTCATGTAACGTGCGATCCCGACCCTGTTGTTTTTCCTGCCGTGGTGCGTTGGGGTTGGCTGACAGGTCCGGCACTCCCCGCGCGGCTGGATCGCCGCCTGAATTGTTTGATCCCTTCACGCTGGCCTGCGCTTGAGCCACGCGAGCGGCCCGTTCCGCATGATCCTTCTTGGCCTGAATGTGCTCGGTCTCGCTGAAACCAAGGGCCATCGAACCAGTCTTTTCCCCACAAAGGCCAGCTTCCACCGCCTGGAGGATCGTGGCGGGATCGCTTGTCGTATAGGACGACTCGTCGATCTCACTGTTGATCTTCGTGATGGTGTCTACGTTGATCTTGCCGCCAAGCAGGGCTTGCGTGATGCTCTTGCTGATCTCGCGTTTGACCGTCTGGCCAGGAACGCTGCTCATCAGCTTCGAGAGTGATGTGGCTTCGTCGATGCGATCCTGGTCCGTCTTCAAAGAGTAACGGTCAGGATATTTGATCGTGGCAATCTTGCGACGGCTCACGACGCGATCTTCATACGCTGCCCAACACTCGGCAATCTTCCGCTCGGCACTCTCCAGCACCAGACCGATGTAACTCAGCCCGGCTTCCAAGCCGCCACTATCGAGGGCCTGAGTGCCAGTAGGCATCTTGCCCACAAGGGTCTCGACTCCCAGGTTCACCAAGCGGTTGATCTCTTGGGCGATCTCCTCGCGGAGGTCCATCGACGCCTTGAGCGGGTCAGATGAGGGATTGATGAACGCGGGAGGGCTGGCCTTAATGTCGTAGGCCCGGCCTCGCGTCGCACCCATCGTGATCTCGTTGTCGTGGGCAGCCTGACCGCCGGCCGTTGCAGTCCCGTCCGGGTTGGCCGCTTGCTTCAAGTGGCTGCCTACGGCACGGAGGTCGCGTTGCTCGATGTAGAACGGGAAGTTCGCCTTGAGTGCGAAGTTCACGTCGCTGGACAGAAGGTTCAGTAACGCAATCTGGTGATTGCAGATGTCCTTGAGGAGCGAGTCGCCCAGGTCAAGCATGATGAAGGGGATGCGCGTCAACTCAAGCTCGATCGGGCCGCTCGGGTTCCCGGCACGGTCGATCGGGTCGCCGTCCGCCGAATAGAATTGCAGATTCACCAGCCCCGTATCCTGGTTGACCCAGAGTAAGCGGAGTCGCTGAAACTGCTGGAGCGGCAGCATCGTCGCCATGTCGTAATCCATGACCGTATCCCGCAGGAGTACGGACTGGAACTCGCTTGGCTCGTCCGGTTTCGTGCAGGCCCAACTCAGGATGTCCTCAACCTGATAGGCATAGAGGTAGGGGCGAGCATTGCCGACATCCGCCAGCGTCTCGCCCGCAATCACCGAGTTGTCCACGAACACGCCCGTCCGACCCATCGTCAGAAGTTCCGTCAGGCATTTGATGCCGAGGAATGCGTTCATCGTGCTGCCACGCCGATCGACGCCCTGATCCAGACCAGCGATCGCTCGCTGATAGTTCGGGCTGCCGCCCCGTCGTGTGATGTCGTGCATCCGCTGGAAAATCGAGTTGCGGATGCGATTGATGGCTGCCTTGGCGAAAGCGGGAACAGGTGTTAGTCGCTTGCGCGCCTCGAAGTCCGGCACATCTTCACGGGTCGTGAAGCGTTCAAGATACTTGTTGCGGAACTCCTCACCACCCCGGTACGTCAGCCGCCATTTCTCCCAGTCCGTCACATTCGACATGAAGTTCGGATGCCGGCTGTCTATCACTCGCGTTTGATAAAGACTCATAGAAATGCCTTGACATCCTTGTTGGTGACTTGCATCGCCACGAGCGGCAGAGCCATTTCCGCGTAGGCCCGTGCGTGGGCGAAGTGGTCAGGCCCAGTTTCCTTGTAGACGTAAATTGGGTTGCCGAACTCGTCGCGCTCGTAGGTGCCCACAAGACTCTTGATGTGCTCGCGGTATTCGTGCGACACGTCGCGGGGGAGGATGATGCGCGTAGGATCAGTCTTGAACCGTCCCAGAGCGGCGCTAAGCCAGTTCGACCGATCAACGGTGATGACTGGTGCGTCGTCGTCCTCGTCTGAGATGGCGATTTCCTTGGCCGTGACGCCTCTGCGGTAACGGCAGAGATATACGTGGCCAGGGAAGCGGCGAGCAAAGCGGCGAGCTTCGAGAATCCAAGGATCAGCGTCAATGACGCACGTGAGGACTTGCCACTCGCGCATCAGTCGATTCAATTCTGAGTCGAATTGGTCGCGCCAGAACTTGCCCTCGCAAAGGACTTTCGCCTTTGCGCTTGCATTCAGGTCAAGGCCGTACTCGTCGATCGCCCACTCGCATACTTCGTAGTAGCTCCAGTCGCCCACGTCCACGCCCAGCGTGATAATCCGCTCGCCGCCAACCGTGGGGCGATCCTCATTCTTCGTGTGGTTGCGGATCGAGTGGTCGATCATCTCGTCGGTGACTTGCGCGCCATCGCTGACGAAAGGCAAGCCAAGCTGCGAGTTGTGAAACTCCTTGTTGGCCAGTTCGTCGCCGAAGCCACGGAAATAGCAGACGACCAATTCGCCAGGCGACTTGGTGAAGCTGTAAAGCTGCGAGATTTGGAAACCCCGATGATTGGGGTTTCCGTTGGGATTCATGGCAACCCATTGGGCGTCTTTCAGCCAATCGGGCTTTGCTTCCTGCTCCAACCGTTTGCCACAGAGATGGCACTTGAGAAAAGAGTCAAGACAACGGGGATCGGTGACGCTTTCACCAATGATCTCCACATTATCCGGCCAGGTAAGAAAGATGCGCTGTGAGCAGCCGGGGCACTGGAACACGAACTGTTCCTGCGTGCTCGTCTTGTAGAGCTTGTGAATGCCGTGGTTGTGAACGGTTGGGGTAGAGATGCCCCAGACGTGCTTCTCGATATGACCGTCAAGACGAGTCAAGGCAAGCCAGATCGCCTTCTGGTCCATTTCATCCACTTCATCGAGAATGAGTTCGGACACCGGCACCGACTTGAGGTTGCTGTCACCACGGGAGCCGCTGATGTAGAGGCAATTCGTCCCGGCCTGCTTGAGGTCCACGGAGTTGATGTCCGTGAAGATGCCCTTGAGATAAGGACTCAGGGCGAGGGCAGGACCGAAGCGGCCCTTGCTGAACTTGCTGGCGTTCTTCGTTGTGGGCAGGACATACATCACGTCCCGCTTGAGCTTGTCGATTGTGTAGAGCGCGCGGTTGATGGCAACTTCGGTGACGCCCAATTGCGCCCCCTTCATTGCCCAGTTGAACGGTGCCCAGGAGTCGTGCATCTCGTGGACCCACGGATGATACTTATCCGAGTAGGGTCCGGGAAAATCGCCGCCCATGATACGACGACGGTTGGCCCACCTAGAGCACGTGGTTAGCGTGCGATTCTTTAGGCCATCGGCGACGAGCGCCTGTAAGTCGTCCAGCATTCCGTTCATCATTGACCGTGTATAGAGGAGATCGCATAGTTACTCGGGTTCGCTTGCTATGGCAGCGTCAGTCAGAGGCTGCTCTTGTGGGCGTTCATCCCGTGCGATCTCTTGATCGCGCCATTTGGGCTTCCGCCGTTCAGGCTTCGGCTTCTGTTTCGTTTCTTGGATCGGCTCGATCATTGGGACCGCAGCTTTCGGCTTCGTTGCTGCCTTGAGGACCACTGCTGGCTCCACTGGCTTGCCTGAATCGTCGCAGCCCTCGGCCGTCACTTCCACTTCCTTTGGGTCGATCCCCTCGGGGATCGGCAGTTCGCACTCCCGTTGTAACGGACCCAGATACCTCTTGATGGACCACTCGCCCGCCCTCGCCACCACTTTCGTTAGAGGCTGGTCGCTGCGGGGTAGGTTGACTCTCATTCTTGGCCTCGATCTTCTTGAGAACTTCTTGCATCCGTGTCACGAGAGCCTTGATGGCCTCGGCCGGGGCACCGGGCATATCGAGGCGATAATAGCCTTCGATCATGCCGACGCACGCACCTGCACCAAACAGGGCATGATTCCAAAGCCGTTCCCCCTCGCCTCGGGATGTGATTTGGAGCACTGGCGATGGTGATTGCACTTGCGCCTTTGCCTGCGGTTGTGCGGCCGTCGTGTCCTCTGCGGGACAATTGCGGCAACGTCGTTTGTTGCGAACTGCCATGTGGGTTTCCTTTCCGCTACATTGAGCCACAGCCTCGTGCGGTGGATCAATGAAGCGGCCCTCGCTGTCACGAGGGCCACTTGGTCATTGGCTAAGCTGGTTGAATGAGCGAAGCGTGTTGAGAGCCGAGCGGAGATTGCTCGTCCGCGCGACCTCTCTTCCCGCCAACATAACGATGTAGGTGGGCAGGGCGCTCACTCCGTACCGAGCGGCGAGTTGACGCTGAGCGTCGATGTCGATTTCCGTGACCGGGAACTCTTTGGCGACTTCGGCAAGCAGCGGCTGATCGCGTTGACAGGGCTGGCACCAGGTCGCATGAACAGCGACGAGAGAGGGGCCAGAAACAGGCAACACTTGGTCGCCACACCCTGC